TCGGTCAGCAACGCCACGCCGGCCAGTACGCATTCGCGGTACTGCTTGGGTTCGAGCTCGACCTTCTGGCCGAATCGGCTCAGCTTGACGAAATCCTTGCGCTCGCTGCCGTGCGGCGTGATCTCGGCGACGCCTCCGCCGACGTATAGGTAAACCTGCTTCATCCTGCCTCCGTTAATTCGCCGTGATGTTGAGCCGATAAGTAAGCTGCCAAGCCTGCGCCATGCCTTCGCCTTCCTTGACGCCGATGGGGCCGCGGACCGCGCCGATCACGCCGTTGTAGTTGACGCACTCGTAGCCGCCGAACCCACTCCAGGGCCGCGCACCGATGGTCTGCACCGCCGCGTCGAGCATTAGCGACGGCTGGCCGCCCTCGAAGTCCGGCGGCAGTTGCGTATTCGGCAAGGTCAGATAGAGCGCTAGGCTCATATCCACGTAGCCGTGAAACGTATGCTGCTGATTGCCGCGCTGCTCGTTGGCGAACCCTGCCACCCATAGGGCCATGGCCGGGAAGTCGCGCAACCCGGCATAGCGCACGAAATCAGGCAGCGTGACGTAGGCCAGATAGAAATTGCGGCCAGGACTCGCAAAGTCGATCACCGGGGCCTGTAGCGACCGCTCGATTGCCATCGCGCCGCACACGGCGTTGAATCCCGTGCTCGCGTTTGCCAGCCGCTCCACCGATGCGTCGAGAGCGGCCTTGGTTAGCTCGAATGCGGGATTCATATCAGGGCAACAATGGACCGGAGAAGGTCATTGATCAACAACTCTTCCGCCTCTTCGTTCTCGTCCGGGGCGTATCCCGCTTGGCGGAAATGCAAGTGCATTAGCTCGTGGCCTACAACGCGGACGATTTCATCGCCACTCAGGTCCGTGCTCGACCAGTCGATAGGGTTGATCAGCGTAATCCGAGCGCTCTTGCGTTGCCGCCAGTGCTCTACATAAGCGAGCGCATCTGTGCAGGGCGAATCCTTGCGCCGAACCACCGCAACGTCTATATCCCAGTCCTCCAGCCTCAGAAGGACCGCCCACAGATCGACCAATGTGCGAAGACTGTCCAGCCAAAGCTCGCCAGATAAAACCGTCAGCCCTATCGCCTCAACCGACCGCGAGTCATGTCCAGCCATCGTTGGGTGAGCTCCCGTACATCGTTGCGGCCAAACTCGAAGAACGGACGACGGGGCAAGCGGCCCGCGCCCCTCTGGTGCCCGGAGGCGATCTCTTCTTTCTGGGGATCCTGGAAGCTGATCTCAGCGCGTTCGCCTTCCGCCGTGCGGCCCGTTAGCCGCGAAACGATGGCCTGCATCATGTGCGGCGCGCGCGCGCCGGTTAGGTCCACAGCGGCGCGGCCTAGCCACGATGCCTTGAACCACTTGTACGACTTCGCCTTGAGTCTGCCGCCCGGCGTTGTCGAGCCAAACGGCGTAACCTTGCGGCCCCGCCGGACGCGGTTGCGTGTTGCCCTGACCTTCGACGCCCTACTGCTTCGCTTCGATCCGCCTGCACGCCCGCCTAGGTCGATATAGACCGGCCCCTTATCCGAATATGGCGCCAGCGCGTTATCGTTCGCGTCGAGCCCGCGCGCCGTCGATTGCAGGATGTCCGCGCGCTTGATCTCTGCTAAGGCCTTAGCATCGCCAGGTTGAATCTCGGTCAGCGACAGTATCCGCCTTGCAATGGCATCCGCATTACCTTGGAGCTGGATCGGCAACTTGCTTCCATTCGCCTGCTAGCCCGTGGAATACTCCGTCGATCACGACCGGCTCAGCCTGCACGAACGTTCGCACGAAAGAACCGTCGGCCTTGACTAGTCGCACTTGCGACTCCAGTCGGCCCTGCGTGGCGATAGCGGCTTTCAGTCGCGCCATGTAGGCGTCTTGATCGTCGGGGTGGATAATCTGCCGCCAGCGCTCGCCTTGTAGGTCTTCAATCAGGTACCCCAGCGACCGGCCATACGACCGGCTCACATCGATATTGCTGCCGTCCGCATCGGTGCGAAACGTAGCTCTCTTGGAAAGGTCGCTGGTGAGGATCGCTTCGCAACGCTGAAAAGCCAATTCCTTGCGGATCGTGACCAAGCACGCCTCGATTCGGTTGACCGCATCGCACAGCGAGTATCCGCCGTTCGGCTCGGTTTGCTCTTTTGTTCTCTTGGTGTCCTTCCGAATCTGTGCGATAGCTCGCCAGATTCCGCCAATCACGCCGGCAACAATGATAGCGACGCCGCCCTGAATCCATCCATAATCCGGCATTTATTTCACGTCTGTCATGATCCACACGTGCCGGCAGTTATAACCGCCGCCCGCCGTCAGCACGGGCAATCCGCCCGGAGCCCTGAGCTTCTGAATCTCCGCCCGCGTGCGCGGCCCCTCGCTCAACATGCGCCTACAGAAAGGCCGGTTCCGTTTGTCGCGCGGCCCCGAGTAGGTCAGCTTCAGTTTGACGTCAGCTTGCTCTTCGATCAACGTGAACGATCGGTCATGCAGCGTCCGATAGTGCGTGGAGAGCGCGGTGGCCGCAAGCGATTCGAGATTGTTGAATCCTCTGCCGATCGTCGTCGTCAGCACCGTCATCAGCTCCGAAAATGAAACCGCGCCGGAGTTGAGCAGTACGCGATTCGTTGCCGACTTGGCGATGCGTTCGACTTCGTAATTGAGAGCCTGCGAAGTGGTGATGCGTCGGCTTTCGAAATAGCGCCGGTCATCGGCCCGCCAATCAGGCATAGGCAGCGGTTTCTTGAGCCCGGAATTGATCGCCTTGAAGGTCCGGTCGAATAGGATCGCTTGCCGCTGCTGCGTGCCTGGTACGGCCAGCTGCGCCGTCAAGGCTTCGACGGTCAGAAACCAACCTTCCTTCTCCAGCCGGTCAAGAAAGATCTGATCGGCCCGGCGCATGAGCCGTTGAGCTGACGCCTTGGGGACCAGAGCGCCGCTGACAATCAATCCGTCGCGTACGGCTTGGCGCTCAATCGTGCGCGCCGCGTAGAGCGCCGCGATCTCCGCGATTCGCAGCATGCGCTCGCGAAAGGTAAGCGCCTTGGCGTCTACCCATGCGTCATGTTCCGCGAGAATTGCGGCGATGTCGTGAGAGTCAGCCACACGGCATTACCCCAGCCCACTAGTCCGCTCAACACTCACGACGCCATCCGGCGACTGCCCGCGCTGCACCTTCGCGCCAGCCGGGTCAAACGCCAGCAATTCAAGTGAAGTCGTCGCAACCGGGATCGGGCTTGCATTCTGCAACCGCAAATCTGTTGCCGACGTGCCGACGTACAGATTCCAACCCGTCGCGCCCATCCACGGAATGATGCGGCGCTCGACGCCTTGGTTCACAGGCGGCGGTGTGTTGAGGCTCTCTATGGAGAACGTCGCCTTCTGATTCAGCGTCAGCGTAAATTTGACCGCCTCGCACGGGGCCGATTCAGAGTTGCCGCGCACCGCAGCGCTCGTATAGCCGGCGCCGGTCCAAGTGATCGCGGCGTAGTAAGTATCCGCAGGCCAGTCCGTACCGCCCGAAGCGGCTACGATATCCGACGCGCCGAATGATCCGGGATCCTTCAACCGCCATGAACCAGGAGCCGGTAACGGGTTACGGACGGCGGGAATCTCTTTCGCCAGCGTCCGCCAGCGCTCGCCCGCGATCACGCGCCATTCATCCGCACGTTGCGACCAGCGGTCGTCTTCCACGCGGGCGGAGGCGGCGACATACACCGCGATGATACAGCGGGCCTGAGCCCACGCAAGCAGCGCGGAATTGACCGTATTGCGGTCAGGATCGTCGACGATGATCTGCTCAAGGAATACGGCCCGGCCAGGATAGCCGCGCCCGGTATTCATCACCGCGCGCATGTGGTTGTCGCCCAGCCCGGAGGAATCGTACGCGCCGCCGTAGGAGCGCAATAGCGGCTCGATCTCTTGACCGAGCATGTCGAGCGTATGGACGACCACGGCATCAGCGTCCACCTTGCTCGAATCCTCGGTAGCCTGCGTCAAGCGCGGCTCCAAGGCGTCGAGATCGGCGGCCTTGACGAACTGTTGATCTGTCCAGAGCATGGGGAGCGAGAGGGGCTTAGCCGAGGAGGCCAGCGGCCCCTCTCTTGGGGGTTGGGGGTTATGGGGACTAGCTCAGAGCGACGCCGGTACGGATGCGCGACTCAGAAGTCACGTCAGTCGTAACCTTGGTCAGGTTGACGCGCACCTTGCCGTTCGTGACGCCGAAATTGCCGTTCATCAGGTCATGCTTGCGGAACGTATGCTTGACCGGTGCGCTGGCATCGATCGGACCATTCCAGCCGACCACTCCGATCACCTGGACGGTGCCGGTAAAATCGGCGGCGGCAACCGTCTCGATCTGGATCAAGCCATCGCCGGCGGCCTTGGAAATCTCCACCTCTATCGTGAAGTCTTCGGCCAGGGCGGACACGTCAAGCGCAGCGCTCGCAGCCGCGCTGGTCTGCTCGCCCGAGGCTTTAAGGTAACTCGTTACATTCATTGTTTGTCACTTCCTCCTATTCGCCTTCAGGCGGTTCTTCGTTCTTGCTCTTGCGCCGTGTCTTGGGAGCCGAAAGCCCCATCGACTCGGCAATCTCTGGCGTCATAATGACCGCTGTTTGCTTGGCCCTGATCTCGTCAGTCTTCGCCTTTTGCTGGCGCTCTTTGGCCTGATTCTCGGCTTGCTCGATCTCGTCTTCCGTCGAGCGCCGGTGCGTGCCGCCGACGAAACATTCCGCGGCAACGTGAAGATTGACCTGGACGGCCCGGCTTGTGGGCTTCGCTCGCTCGTCATGCCCGAGTGAGCTTTCACGGTCAAT